GTAGATGAACGAATGATTACTTGAATATCTGAGTCTGCAAATATCTTGAATGTGTATGTAAACGTAGTTGTTGTACTATCACCACTATAACTATTCTTAACTGTAGTTGAGGATATTGTCATAAAGTTCCTTTATTATATTTTAATCACTATGTCTATTACTTTTGTTTAAATCTTTTTAAACCATATTCTGCTTCAATAATAATTTGATTAATCAAACCATCTATTAAATGTCTTTTTTCTTCAGCACCATATCCTTTTGAATTCATTATGTTTCTCATTTGATTTTCTTTATCTCTTATTGCTTTATAAGCAATTTCCAAATCTATGTAGTTTTTTGGAAGTTTAGCTTCTTCTATATCAGCTGATACTAAATCACCAGTTTTTTTAAAGTTTTCAACGGCACTTTGTCTTTTTTGAATTTGATTATATTCTTTATAAAAGTCTGTAACAAACTGAGAGTTTCTATCAGGATTACGAACAACAAATGCTTTAACAAAAAATATATCTGTAAATTTAGTTTCTGGTTTTATTGGATCATCAACAGTTCCACTTGAAATTAATACTTGATCTATAAGTTTAGTTATTTGTGTACCCACTCCACCAGTCCAGCTTCTTATTGCATTATCAATAACTACTGGACTTGATGTTCCAGTAAAATCATCACTTGAAACAAATCTAATTCCTTTACCAATTAATTTTGCTGTTTCAGAAGTATAATCTGTAAATTGATATTCTGATGGTAAATTTTTTAAACTATCTGGTATGATTGGTTTGCCAGTAAATAAACTTTTATTACTCCAGTTTTCAACAGCTGGTTTTATAATATCTGGTATTGGTATAAATGATTTAGCAGTATCACCTGCAACTTTAAATATAAAATCTTTTATAATAGCTGGATCTTCTTTTACATAAAAGTCTAATAATTTTTCCGTTCCTGTTCCAAATATTAAACCAAGTTCAAATGGTTTTGGTACTGGAAAATAAAAATAACCATCTTCAAATGAAGAAGATTTTATTTTAAAATTCCATGATAAATCTTTTCTCCATTCAGGAAGTTTTTGATAATCAGGATCATCATGATTTGCAATCCAGTTATAAACGCTAAGTAAAGAAATCCATGCTACAGATTTTACTGTTGTTTCTAATGGTCTTTCTTTAAATGCCTCAGTAATAGTACCTAAAGATTGAATTCTAGCATTAAAAAATGCTGAAATTAAATTAACTTGTTTAACTGTAGCTCCAGCTCTAGCATAAGCAACTGGATTTATAGTTGCATCATAACCTGCTTTTCTAATTGCAATTTTTTCAGCATATCCTTCTTTAATATATTTGAGATATGATAATTTAAAATTACCCAATCTTGATAAATATTCAGATGCTTCTGCAGCAACTCTTATCATTTCAACTGGTTTAGTAATTATGTTTCTAAATTTAATTCCAGTAAATATTTCTTTATATCCTGCTTGAAAATAATTTCTATCAAGAGATGCAAATGTTGATTTCATTCCTCCAGATTTAACCCATTTTTCAAACATAGGTTGATAACCTAATTTTGTTCTTATTGGTTTTATTAATAATGCTGCTCCTTGAATTTGAGCATAAAAAGGTGGATGCCAAGTTTTGCTTAAAATAGCAGATGAAAAAGCATCTCTTGGTAAATTGTTATACATAAACTCTGGGTTAAAAGTTGTAGCACCAGATCTTAAAAGTTTTGTTGGAAATCCTATAACTGCAGCAATATCACTCCAAACAGTTTTATCTATATCTTTAAATCCTCTTGCAAAATCTGAACCAACTTCATAAACTTCTCTTTTCCCATTTCTATATATTTGTATTTCAGTTGGTTTTAAATATCCTTGTTCTTTTCTGTAAACAGAAAAAGCATCTAATACTTCATTAGATAAATTTTTAATATCTATTCCAGCTTTTACTAACTCTTCTTTTGTTACTCTAGTTTCTCTAGTTCTTTTTTCAGAAAGTTTTACATCAAAAAAAGATCCTGGTTCAGCCTTATTTACTTTAAGTATTAAATCAATCATAGCTGTGTTAGCTATATTTGTTTCAGCCTTAGCTGAAAGAATTCTTGTTGTATTAACTATACTTTCTAATGGTGAGTAAGTTTTTCTTTCACTTCCTTTAAATAATTTTATTGGATTAACTATTGCTGAACCAAAACTTTTATCTTTTACCTTTTCATCAAAAACTCTATCAAAAGTTACATAATCTTTATTGGCTTCAATCATTGCTTTAAAACCTTTTTCTTCAAGCATTCCTGCATCTTTATAATTTTTTAATTGCGTTTGTTGATATTCAACTAATAGTTTTTGTTTTGGTAGTAAATCTGGATTTTTTTTAATAAAATTTTTTGCAGCTGTAAGATCAACTCCAGTTTCAAATCCTTGGCTTGATTTTTCAATAGCTCTTTTAGATTTTAATATATAATCTATTTTATATAAATCTCTTTCTGATTCAATTTTTCCAATTCTTTCTTTTAATGATGGTCCAATCTTTTCATAACTATTTTTAAATGAATCAAGAGTTCCAATATTAATATTATGATCAGCAATTCCAGATACCAATCCTTTTTGTGTTATTAAATTTTCATAGGGATTAAAATTATTTCTAAAATTATCTACACCAAGCTCTTTAGCTTTATCAGTAACTTGTTTGAATATGTTGTATTTATCATAACCATAATAAAGAAAATCATTCTTTACTTGTTGGTAATCAATATCTCTTTTAATAGGATCTCTTTGTATTGATTCTTCTAGTTTTGCCTCATCAATATCTATTGGTTTTTTTCTTTCAATTATTTTTGGTTTAACTTCTTCTACTGGTTTTTGTTCTGTAATATCTTTGTAAGCTCTTATTCCTTTTGTATTAACTGCTAATACATCTTCTCTTATTGTTGGATCTTGTAACATATCTCCATATATTTCTAATTGAGATTTACCAGTTTTTTTTACAGCTTCTCTAATGTTTTGCTTTGCAAATGAAAAGCCAGCTGGAATTGTTAATATATTTTGTATTAAAAAACTTTCGGCATCAGGAACATTATCACCAAGAAGAACACCTATACCAGTTAATGATGTGTTAAATGCTAATGTGTTTGCTGTTACACTTCCACTAAGTGGTCCAAGAAATTTAGTTGCTGCACCACCAGCATAAAATTTAATACCTTCTTTTATTCCAACAGTTCTAGCTTTTTCTAAAAATAAATTCCAAAATTCTGAAAAGTTTTGCACTTCCCCTTTTTCTCTCATTTCTGCATACATTTCTTGTATTGTTGCTCCAGTAAAACCAGAAGCAAATAGACCAGCAAAAGGATTACCACCAGAAGCGATTGATCCTATTGCAAATCCAGCTCCATAAGTTGGTATCTCAGCAATCATGCTAACACCAGATCCAATTAATTTTTGACCAAATCCTTGTTTTTCAGGTTCAGGTAAATTCATTTCCATTCCTTTACCTAAGTGAATATTTAATGCTGTGTTTACTGTTGAATCTCCTAATTTTTTTCTTATTAGTGGTTCTAAATTATTGTCAGCACCCCATAAATTAAGTTTAAGTTTTTCTGCTAATTGTGCTGTTGTTGCAAAAGGTGTGTTAGGATCATTAAATGATTGATATTCTTTATCAGTAATAACTTCATTAACTGATTCTTTCCAATACTCTTCTATTAATGTTGTATCAGGTTCTTTAATTCCAAAGTAATCATTGACTTCATTTATTGAAAATCCACCATTAATAAGATCTTGAGATTTTGTTTGTGTATAATTTTTTATTTCTTGCTCTGAAAATCCACCTTCTTTAAGAGCATTAAGTTCAGTAACGCCACTCATTATTTTCCTATTCTTTTTAAATAGTCTTCTGGTTTTTCGCCTTTAGCTTTTAAAGGCTTTCCTTCTAATGGTTTATATTGATTATCAATAGCTTTAGAAACTTCATTTAAATTAACCATATAATTAGCTATATTGTTTCCAATAAATTGTTTTGATTTTGGATTAAATAATTCTTCTGTTGATATTCCAGCTTTTCTTTGTAATAAAAATTTTTCTAACATATCATTTTTAAAAGCATTTAAACGATTATCAGAATTAATATCTAATAAACTAGCATACTTTGGACCCTCTACTGCTCTTTCATATTTAGATATAAATTCAAAAAATCTTTTGTTATCATTTAAAAATTGTTCATCTTTAACATTAGGTAATAAATATTTAACATAAAATTTTAGATCTACATCAGGATTAACTCCATCACCTGCTCTTTGTAAAATACTTTTTGGTTGATCTTCTCCTTTTAAAACAAATGGAGTTGATAAATCATTTACTTCTCCTGATAATATTTTACTAGTTATTTCATTATTTTTATAATAATTACTAATTTTTTTTAATTCTCCTTCAGCTTGTTTAATTGAAATATCTATAAATTGTTGTTTTGTATCAGCTGCAATTTTATTATCTTTAACATCTCCAAAAACTTCTTTTACTTTTAACTGATTAACTATTCCATTAGTTTTATAATCATCATAAACACGAATAGAATTGTTAATAGAAGTGTTTTTTCTTTCATTCATTGTGGCTGTATTAATATTGTTAATTTCAGCAAAAGATTCTCTTTTTTTCTTATCAAGATTTTCAAAAAATTTAGTTTTTTCACCAGGTTGTAATTTATTAAACATATTTATTTTATTTATATCTCCACCAAATGTTCCTGTTTTTGCTTGGTTGTAAGCATTTTGAATTGATAGTGGAGTTGAAGCTCCAGCTTCAACATTTAATCCTTCTGATAATGTATTAAATGTATTTTCTTCTTTAACTTTCATAGATTTATCTATTAATTCAGAATATGTTTTTGAATCTAATTTTAAAGATCCATTTTTAACTAACTGTTCAAAAGTAGAAGTATCTCTATTTTCTATAAGAGTTTGAGCTAATTCTTTATGTCCAAAATTAATTGAAGTTTTTAACAATTCTTGTTGTTGATATGGTTCTAATCTTGCTATTTTTGATGCTTCTGTTGATATACTTTCATTAAATACAGGAAGATATGCTGCACCTTGAGTTTTTAAATTTATTATTTGTTGTTGTGCGTATGTTCCAAAAACATTTGTTTGGTCAGTAAATAAAGTATCTCTTGCTCCTTT